TATGAGTGTTTCGAAGGTTTATAGTATATTCTTAAAGAATGAATGTGTATTACAAAATTTAACCCCTGAGAAATTTGAAAGTCACTGGGAGATGCTGAATAATCTTGTGGGCATTTTGAAGACTGACTATACTACTGATGATCTCTCATATAAGGAGAGTATTTCGGAGTAACTGTCATATCACAACAGATTGACAGAGACATACATAACTGGTATAATAATTACTGAAATGGAGTGATTCTAATTCATGGCAAAAGGTTTTACAGTCAAAGCCTCGTCTCCTACAAAAGGAAAAAGTGAAGGTCCTGAGTGGGACTATGAGGCAATCAAAGAAAGAATGCGAGGAAAGGCAATTGTTTTTTGTCTTCCAGGACGTGGATGTTCATATGCATTCATGAAGAACTTTGTACAATTATGTTTTGATCTTGTACAAAACCAGATGAGTATTCAGATCAGTCAGGACTACTCGTCTATGGTGAACTTCGCACGTTGTAAGTGTCTTGGCGCCAATGTTCTGAGAGGGCCTGACCAGATTCCCTGGGATGGTAAGTTGAACTATGATTATCAGTTGTGGATTGACTCTGATATTATCTTCAATACTGAGAAGTTCTGGCAGCTGTGCGACCTCGCGTTAAACTCTGATGGAGAAGAGAAAGAGATTGTTGCAGGTTGGTATAGTACTGAAGATGGGCGGACAACCTCTGTTGCACACTGGTTAGAGGAAGATGATTTCCGTAACAATGGTGGTGTAATGAATCATGAAATGGTTGATGGTATTAGTAAGCGTAAGAAGCCTTTTACTGTTGACTACACTGGTTTCGGTTGGGTCATGATTCAGAAGGGTGTCTTTGAGAACAAGGAAATGAAGTATCCTTGGTTTGCTCCTAAGATGCAAGTCTTTGAATCTGGTGCAGTTCAAGATATGTGTGGAGAGGACGTTTCGTTCTGTCTCGATGCAATTGATGCAGGTTATAAGATTTGGTGTGATCCTCGTATTCGTGTTGGTCACGAGAAGACACGAGTTATCTGATTTTAAGCAGGGGGTTGACAGACCCCCTTTTTTTCTCTATAGTAATTAAGTAATCAAGAAGGTTCTATGGCTAAACTTAAAAAGTCTTTGACTGGTGGTAATCTGATCGAGAGTCAACCAAAGAATACTCGTCAAGGTCAGGGTAAGCATACTAAATATGCTTCAACGAGTCGTAACAATGCAAAGAAACCATATCGTGGTCAAGGTCGTTGATTAGAGGTTATAATCTAACTGTCTACACCTATCTCGCTCCCAGTAAAGTCTGTGACGGGGTAGGTGTTTTTTCTTTAGTGGATATACCGAGAGATACTATAATCTTTGAACCAAAGACTTGTGTTCAAATTTGTGACGAGCAGGTGTCTACTGAAATAAAGACTTATCTGGAGAAGATGACCTATTATGATAAAAATGGTTTTTGGATTGATGATGATCTATCAAGGTTAGGTCAACAGTACTATATCAATCATTCACATGAACCGAATGTAGCATATGAACGTAGTACAGGTAAACTGTATGCAGTTCGTGATATATCAAAAGATGAAGAACTCACTGATTATTATTTTCCAGGAGAAAGGGATTGGCTTACTTAAATCACAGTTTACCTGATTGGTCTTGTTACATTCGTAATGAGTTCCTGTTCAATCATAAGAGAGGACATGGAGAAGTCACTAAGGCTGATGTTCATAGTGTTGCTAGTATTGAAAAACGTGTACCCTTATTTGAGGCGTTTCTAGAGAATGGTGTCAATTGGACACGGAGACCCCTACATGCATTTTGTTGGGACCCAGAGGCCGAGATAGAGCCCTTAGAGGACATCATGTACTGGGATTGCTTTAGTCCTTATATTGATGTACAGAGACGACATCGACTTGCTGGTCTGGAGGCACAACTAATTCGTCCTGATGGTAAGAAGGTACTAGGTGATTATATGTTCACCTTAGATTGGTCTTGGGAAAATAAAGGTGTACCTGATCTAAACTATTCAGAAACACCTGAACATAAGTGTGCTCACCTGTTCAAGGTAGAGACTGGTAACTATTACGCTTATCCTAATAATCGAATCATTTGGTACGATAATGCATGGACATTCAATCGTATTGAAAAGAATCCTGGATTTGAGATTGATACTACTGTCTATAGTGTTGAGAATAAAAGGAAGATTGAAACTTCTGATCACTACATGTATGAAGTGAAAGATATATAAGGAAAGACTTTTATGGATAACAAGAACTTTTTGAGAGAGATCAACAACGATCAGAAGACACCAAAGAACCAGAAAAAAGTCCGTCAGGATGGTTTCTATGAAGCCAGTGAAGTAGACTGGAAAGACTTCTGGGAAAATGAAGATACGAGTGAAATGTTGACAGAGTGAATCCTTGGATTTGTGTAATAAATAACCACAGAATTGTTGTAAGAAAATTAAGTGCCAGTCCAAAGGATTAGTAAGGAGTTCAAGGACGTTAGTGCAACGTTCAAGCTCAACCCAATTAATCTTGATCTTATTACTTTAAGTAATGAGAATGCGATTGCACGTTCAATTCGTAATTTAATTTTCACAATACCAGGTGAAAAACCATTTGAACCTTTGATAGGTTCTAATGTAACTAACCTGTTATTTGAAAATATGGACTCATTGACAGCATCTTCAATCCAAACTGAGATTGAAAATACTATCAATAACTTTGAACCAAGAGTACAACTCGTTCAAGTCAAAGTCACTCCCAATTTTGATAATAATGAATTTAATTGTTATATCAGATATAACATAGTTGGTATTGATGTTCCACAACAACAATTATCATTTGCATTACAACCCACTAGGTAAATGCCTCTAGTTAATTTTAGCAACTTAGATTTTGATCAGATTAAGGAGTCCATCAAGGACTATCTTCGTGCGAACTCAAACTTTACAGATTACGACTTCGAAGGATCTAATTTAAGTACAATTATTGATACGTTAGCATATAATACGTATATCACCTCATATAATGCCAACATGGTATCTAATGAGGTTTTCATCGATAGTGCCACGTTAAGGGAGAACGTGGTGTCTCTAGCACGCAATATTGGTTATGTTCCAAGATCTCGTAAGTCCGCCAAAGCGAACGTTTCTTTTGTAGTAAATGCTTCAGCTACAACAGCAGTTACTTTAACACTTAAAGCTGGTCCTGTACTTACATCAAGATCAACTCAATCCAATAAAAATAGAAATTTTATATTCTCAATTCCTAATGATATCACAGTTCCTGTTGATTCTACAGGTTATGCAAGGTTTGATATTGATGTATATGAAGGAACTTACGTCACTCAAACATTTACTGTAGATACAAGTAACCCACAACAGAAGTTTATTCTTCCAAATTCGGGAATTGATACCGATTTACTCAGTGTCATCGTCAAAGATACTTCATTATCCTCGGTTTCAAGGAAATTTGAACTCTTCAATAGTCTTTTTAACGTCACAAATTCCACCAGAGCATACTTTATTCAAGAAATTGGTCAAGAAAGATACGAATTACTCTTTGGTGATGGCATATTTGGTGTAAAACTCGAAAATTCTAACTTTATCGAGGCATCTTACATCACTTCTAATGGTGCGGATGCCAATAATATTACTAATTTTAGCTATATTGGTAATATCACTGACAATAATGGAGCTTCAGTAAGTCAGGGTGTCTCTGTAATTACTACAAATTCTGCTTCTGGTGGCGGAAAATCGATTGAAAGTGTAGAATCCATCAAAAAATATGCTCCACAGATCTACGCATCACAAAATCGTGCAGTAACTGCTGCCGATTATGAGGCTTTGATCCCTCAAATTTACCCAGAAGCCGAGTCAGTATCAGCTTTTGGTGGAGAAGAACTTAATCCACCTCAATATGGAAAAGTTTTTATAAGTATTAAGCCATATAACGGTGTATTTTTGTCTAGTGGTATCAAACAAAACCTTCAACAAAGCATTAAAAAGTACTCAGTCGCTGGAATTAGACCAGAAATTATCGATTTGAAGTATCTTTACGTTGAGACAGACGTTGAAGTCTACTATGACTCAAATAAAGCTCCAACTCCATCCTATGTACAAAATCTTGTTTCGCAAAATATCACAAATTACGCAAATTCCTCAGAACTGAATCAGTTCGGGGCAAGATTTAAGTATTCCAAATTCCAAAAAACAGTAGATAGTAGTAATGAATCGATTACTTCTAATATTACTAACATCAGTATTAGAAGAGATTTAGTTGCAAGTTTGAATCAATTTGCAGAATATGAAATATGTTTTGGGAATCAGTTTTATATCAAGAATCATGGTCACTCGGCTGTGTTTGAAGGAAATCTTCTAGGTTATAATATAAAGTCATCTGGATTCACTGTTAGTGGAATTAGTGGTACTGTCTATCTTGGTGATACTCCAACTGGTAATCTCGATAAGGGAACAGTATTTTTATTCAAACTCAATTCTCCAACAGAACCAATTATTGTAAAACAAAACGTAGGAACTATTGATTATAAAAAAGGTGAAATCAGATTAAATCCGATTAACATCATTGGAACTAGTGTTAATAGAAACACTCCTTTGATAGAAATTTCTGCCACTCCATACTCAAATGATGTTATTGGTCTTCAAGATCTCTATCTACAATTGGATGTAAATAATAGTACGGTAACTGCTATTTTGGACAACATTTCATCAGGAAATGATGTCTCTGGAACAAACTATATTGTTTCATCCAGTTATGGTTCAAACGCATTGGTAAGAGGAACACCAATCGTTACTGTTGATGTAGATTCGCAAGCCGTTAATGAAACTACAACAGTGCAATCCTCATCAACATCATCTTCCAGTACATTCGGTAGATCTTACTAATTTATAAAAAATGGCAGTAGATAGAGTCAAATTTCAGGAAATAGTTGCAAGTCAACTTCCTAGGTACGTCAGAGAAGATTTTCCACTTCTTACAGATTTTTTAGAGCAATATTATGTTTCCCAAGAATATCAGAGTGGTCCAGTAGATATTGCAAATAATATTGATCAATATGTAAAAGTAGATGAGTTGTTTGACGTAGTTGATTCAACAACTCTTACTGAAGATTTAAATTATTCTGGAAGAACCGTAAATGTTCAGTCAACCATAGGTTTCACTGATACAAATGGTATTATTCAGATCGATAACGAGATAATATTTTACGAATCGAAGACAAATACTTCTTTTGTGAATTGCAGAAGAGGTTTTAGTGGTGTAACGACATATATTACCACAGGAGCACCAGACGAACTTACATTCTCATCAACTGAGACCGATTCACACACATCTGGTACTAAAGTTAAAAATTTAAATATTTTATTCTTAAAACAATTCTTTAAAAAACTCAAAAAGCAGGTAACACCTGGTTTTAGTGACAGAAATTTTTATTCTGGTCTTAATACAAAAAACTTTATCTACAATGCGGATAGTTTTTATAACTCAAAAGGTACTGATCAGTCATTTGAGATTCTTTTTAGAGCCTTGTATGGTGAAGATGTAGAAATTATCAAACCATCTCAATATCTTCTCACACCTTCAAATGCTGACTATAAGGTCACAAAAGATTATGTTGTAGAAAAACTCCAAGGTGACCCACTAAATCTCAAAAATCTTACAATTCAACAAAGAAGAACTAACGCAAGGGGTTCTATCACTAATGTTCAACAAATTCCTTATGGTGACTATAACTTTTATCAAATCAGTATTGACTCAGGATATCAAAGAGATTCTGATGTAACTGGTTCGATATTTGGTGAGTTCAAACCAAATCCACTCACAAAACTATTAGAGGATGTAGGTATTGGTGCGACTATCATCAATGTCGATTCTACAGTTGATTTTCCAGAATATGGAAATATCGTCGTAAATGACGTTAATGATGAAATTATTGGTATTGCATACTCAGGTAAGACACTTAATCAATTTTTTAATTGTTCGGGTGTAACCGCAACACTGAAAAAGAAATCTGATGTAAAGTATGATGATTATTCTTTTGCATATGTTGGTATTGATACCTCTGACCAAATTAGAGTTAGATTTACATCAACTTTAAAGGATTTTGTACAGAATGATCCGACTTATTACTTCAAAAAAGACGATACAATCCAAATCAAATCTCTTGGATACGAGGCACCTGGAAAGAAAAATAATAATTTTGTTTTAAATGTAAAGTCAAAGTATAAAATTGGAGAAACATCGGTAATTGATGCTGGAGCATTTATCTATAATTTTAAGTTTCTTACTAATCATAATCTCCAAGAAGGTTACTCGGTAAGATATGAAAATGAAGATAATACTATATCGGTATTGGGATCTATAAGTAGGGTAATTTCTGGTACTGAGATAAATGTACGATTTGGATCACAAATTCCACTTCAAGGTCAATTTTTCATTGAAAATCAACTTTTAAAAGGTAGTTCTACAAAACACCCATACATTAACAATTTTGTTGCGAACGTTCAAAACACATATGCCAAGTTTAATGGTGATGTGATGGTTTCATCCAACTCATTACCAAAATATAATGATTTGGAGACAAACACGTATGACAAAAAGATAACATTTTCTGCCACTCTCCAAAGTACACAAAATTTAGTTCTTCCTACTAATCCTACTTCTTTACCTGATCATGGTTTCTATACTGGAGACTCAGTTTATTTTGAATCCAATGGAAGTGGATTTGAAGGTATTCCATCCTCTTCATATTTTGTCTATAGGGTCAATGAGAGTACAATTAGACTGTCAAGAAGTAAGGCAGACCTATCCATTGGTACATATGTAACTTTCAATGGATCTGTTACAAACGCTTCTGTAAGTCTTCTTGAATATTATAGAAAAAATATTGAACCTCAGGGGATTTATCGTCAAATACTAGAACCTACCAACAGTAGAAGTGATAATGAAACAACAAAACCAGGATACACTGGTATTTTTAATAATGGTCTTGAATTATTAAATTACAAATCATCAAACAGTGTTTATTATGGTGATATAATTGATTTTACAGTTACTGGTGGTGGAGAGGGTTATGATGTTATAAATCCACCCATTGTCAATATTCAAGATGAGGTAGGTACAGGTGCAACTGGTGTTGCCAACGTTATTGGTCAACTGGTAAGACTTGACGTTACCGACCCTGGTATGGGTTATTATGGACCACCAACAATTACTATAACTGGTGGTAATGGAGTCGGTGCTGCTGCCGAACCGAGAATGATTTCGGTAAAATTAGAAAATCCATTTATTGCTAACTTCCCAACTGACGTAAATTTAACAACAAATAATATTATATTTGAAAACGATCACAAGTTTTTGGATGGAGAAAGTATTATCTATGAACCAAGAGGTACAAAGGTAATAACTGGTCTGACAACAGACTCAGAGTATTTTGCTTTTGTGACGGGTCAAAAATCCATCACACTTCATAAAACCAGAGCAGAAGCTATCAGTGGTATCAACACAGTAAATCTCACAGCTTATGGGGATGGTGTACAATACTTTGTGGCTTCAAATCTAAAACAAGTTGTATCAAGTGTTGTTGTAACAAATCCTGGTGTTGGATATGAGAATAAAAAGAGAACTATTCCTTCAGTAGGAGTAAACACAGTATCCAACAGAGTGGAGATTTTAAATCATGGATACAAGTCCAAAGAAATTGTTCGATATACTGAAGGAAATCCTAGAGTACTAGCTCTTAAAGAAGATACTGATTATTATGTTGTAAAACACAATGACAATGAATTCTCCCTTACCGAAGTAGGGACTGGTTCGGTCCAGAAAGACTTCTATTACAATAGAGGTGTGTATATTGATTTTAATAACGCGGGGAGAGGTTCTTTCAACTATCCTCCTATTAGTGTTAAGGTAGAGGGTGCAGCAGCATCATTCGATAAAACATTTGTAGAGGACTTTCAAGAACTTTACATTATTGAGTCTCCAATTGAAGAAAACATTATTACTCCAGTTTCAGTTCTTGCTTGGACTGACACAGAAGCAGAGATCACTAATAATGGGGTAGTGTTGGATGAATACTATGTTCAAGTCAGTATCGATTCTAACTGGCTGATTAGTGATGATCCTTTTATTGGTAATATTCTTCTTTATGAAGCAAAACTTCAACCCGTTTTTAGAGGTTCCATTTTATCAGTTGATAAAACAAGTGGTGGTGTAGGATATGGTGCATCCACTATCATTGATTTCCAGAGACAACCCGAAGTCACATTTGAATCTGGACGTGGTGCCAAACTAACACCAATTATCAACAATGGTCAAATTACTGAGGTTATTGTTAATAATGGTGGCACAGGGTATAACTCTCCACCAGATCTTAATGTAATAAGTCAGAACGGAACTGGTGATTATGCTATTCTTGTTCCCATCTTGTCGAATGGTTCAATTTCAAGTGTCTATATTCAAAAAGGTGGAGTGGGTTATGTTTCTGGAAAGACAAATATTGATGTGATTGCTGCTGGTTCTGGAGCAAGAGTTCAAACAAATATTAGGGCCTGGAATGTAAACCTTTTTGAAAAAAATCTTTCAAATATTGGAGATGATGATTGTGTCATTCAAGAAAATATATCAAATGAATCTCTACAATATGCTTCATTGTATGCTCCTAGAGAATTAAGAAGATCTCTTAATTCAATTAATGGATTTGGTGAAAATAATCTAAAATATGGTCTTTTTGATCTTCAACTGACAGTGGGAGGGGAAGAGACATCAAGTGGTTTCCACTCTCCTATTGTTGGTTGGGCTTATGATGGTAATCCCATCTATGGTCCTTACGCATTTGATAACATAGACGGAACTGGAAGTATCCGTAGAATGAAGAGTGGTTATAAACTCAAAAATACTCCCGTAAATAGACCCTCTTATACAGCATTTGCTAATGGTTTCTTTGTAGATGATTATCAATTCGTCGGAGATGGTGATCTTGACGAACACAATGGACGTTTTTGCGTGACACCTGATTATCCAAATGGTGTCTATGCGTATTTCTGTACAATATCGGATGATATTGAATCTTCTGGACCATTTAACAATTATAGGTTACCCATATTCCCATATGTAATCGGTAATAAGTATAAGTCACTTCCTATTGCATTTAACTTTAAGTCATCATCCAATCAAACCGAATATGATATTGTATCAAATAATTGGTTTAGAAACACTTCATTCTACTTTACTAACGGTGGTAATGCAAGTTATGACTATATTTACAATTCAGACCAGATTAGAAATCAATCGATTGATATTACAGCAACATCAAGAGGTTCTGTAGATAGTCTTAACATCATAGACTCTGGTAATAATTATAACGTAAACGACAAAATTAATTTTAATTCAGAAAATACTGGTGGAAGAAACGTAAGTTACAGAGTATCAGAAGTAGGTGGTAAGTCTGTAAACACAGTTAGTCTTGCAACCACATTTTTTGATGATGTCGAATTCTCAGGTATACAAAACTCCAACACCTTTGTAGGTCTTACTTCTGCACCTCACAATTTCCTTCCACGAGATACTGTATTCATTGATGGTCTCTCTGATTACTATAGAAGTTTCAATGGTTCATACAATATTGGTGTTTCTAGTGAGAGATGGTATGTAACTGTAGGTTTGAAAACTGATACTCAAACTGGAATTGTAACTTATGTCTATGTCTCAGGATCATTAGATGAAAATGTAATCAAACCCGATGATATTATTAGAATACAAAGTGAAAAGTTTAAGGTGTTGAATATTGATGAACCTTCTGGCAGAATACGTGTACTAAGAGGATATGATGGAACAATTTCAGTAGCACACTCTGCAGGCCTTGTTGTAAGAGATGATCCAAGAAAAATTATCTTTAGATCCTCTGGTATTACCACTGGAAAAAATCTTCCACAAAATAAAAAGTTCTATTTCGCTCCTAATGAATCTTTAGGTCTCGGTACAGCAACATCTGGAATTACAACTATCGCATTTTCAAATCCTGGTGTTGGTATCACTCAGGTGAGACTTGAACAGCAACAGGTTTACATTCCTAATCACGGTCTTTCTTTCAACACTCCTCTGACTTACTATATTAATGGAGGAACCTCAATTCAAGTATGGAGTGGTGTCACAGATACACCTTTCTTCAATCTTGACGAGACGAGGAATTTATTTGCAGTACCTCTTTCTAAAGATATAATAGGTATTGCTTCAGATAGGGTTGCTATCAGTACTGTTACAGGGGATTATGTCGGTGTTGACACCACTAAGGGTGGTCTTCTCTACTTCACTAATTCTACGGGTCTCGGTAGCTACCACAGTCTAGAAACTAATATCCCTACAGTTTTGAAGGGAAGAGTTTCAAAGAATATCGTTACGGTTTCTACAGCCCAAACTCATGGATTGAAAAGAGGTGATAGAGTCACTGTGGATGTCAATCCAACAACCACTACAAATATTAAGGTTGTTTATAATGATTATAATAGAAGAATTGTATTTGATCCAGATACGATTCAACCATCTGGTATCAATACAAACTCAA